GACTAGACCCACGACCCTGTCTCATCCCAGGCTCACGGTTGTGAAACATATGGGCATAACAAGCAAAGTGCGTAATGTGAATAGTATCCCGTCGTTTAGGAGCGAGGGTACGCACTTTGTAGTACATAATAGCAGCATTAATAATTTGGAGAGGGGTGTCCTAGAACGGGTGTTTTATGTTAAAACACCCAGTGGCTTTCAGGAGCCACCTAAGCCCCCTCCAGGTCATGTTGAGGAAACTCTTAGTGCCTTTAAGAGTCATCTCGTTAAACGCCTTCGTGGGGCCACCCCTATAGACATTTTTGAATTTCCAAAACTCTATTGGGGTCGTCTCAAGGCGAGGTATGAGAACGCCGCTCTTGCTCTAGCGAGGAGAGGTGTACAACGGAGCGACGCTTCCTCAACGATCTTTGGTAAGGCGGAGAAAACCAATATCAAGACCAAAGGTTTAGACGCGGTCCAGCGCATAGTTACGCCACGCAGACCGGAATATAATGTTGCCGTGGGCAGGTACCTGAAACCTGTAGAACATAAAATTTATAAGGGTGTCAACGCGTACTTTGGAGAATGTACTATCTTCAAAGGTCTTAACGCGTTAGATAGCGCCAGAGAAATGCAGAAGAAATGGAATAAATTCAAGAGGCCAGTAGCAGTTGGCCTAGATGCCAGCAGATTTGATCAACATGTGTCAGTCGACATGCTCAAATGGGAGCATTCAGTGTACACTGGCATTTACAAAGGCAATCCTGAGCTGACCATGCTACTAAGCTGGCAGCTCTCAAACAAATGCAGGGGGTTCTGCAAGGATGGCAAGCTCAAATACACTGCAGTGGGTGGTAGAGCTTCTGGGGATATGAATACGGGTCTAGGCAACTGCATGATAATGTGTGCCATGGTAGACGCGTATTGCAAATCGCGCAACATTCAAAAATTCAGCTTGGCGAATAATGGAGACGATTGTGTAGTCATCATGGAAAAGTCACAGCTAGGGAACTTTGAATGCAACATCTCCAACTGGTTCAAGCGGATGGGTTTCAACATGAAGATCGAAACTGCTGTTGAGGTCTTTGAACAGAT